TGCAAGAGGAACTGATTTTCACCAAGTCTGCCAGGATTATCTTGAAAACAAAGAATTGGTCTGGGAAAATTATAAACCCCTGACAAAGTTTATGTTTTTTCATGCAAAACCATATCTTAATAAGATAAATAATATTCATGCGATTGAAAGAACTCTTTATTCGGAATACTTTGGAGTTGCTGGTAGAGTTGATTGTATTGCCGAATATGAGGGAGAACTTGCAGTAATCGACTTTAAGACTTCTGATGAAATTAAACCTGAAGAGTGGATTGAAAATTACTTTGTTCAGGAAATGTTTTATGCTGCGGCGTATTATGAACTGACAAAAATACCAACGGTCAAACTCATTACAATTATGGTAACTCCAAATGGTGATGTCGAAATATTTGACAAAAGAAATAAAGGGGATTATATTAAGTTATTAATCAAGTATATTAAAAAATTTGTCAAAGATAATTTTCATGAAGGATCAAATTTCCAAAGCATTTGAAGAAAAGTTTTTATGTTCAGATAAATTTTCTCAAAAGATTGAGACGATTGTAAGAGAAAATCAAATCTCTTATATTGATGCAATCATTCAGTTTTGTGAAGAAAACAGCGTTGAAGTTGAAACCATTCCTAAATTGCTTTCAAAACCTCTAAAGGAAAAGTTAAAGTTTGAGGCAACTCAACTTAACTTTCTGAAGAAGACAAGTAAAGCAATGTTGAAATTTTAATGACACCTTTTGATTGTTATAAAACATATCTTGCATTTAAAAATCATTTTACCAAAGACACATACGATTACCATAAGTATTGTGGTAAATCCAGAGCAACATTAGACTCCTTTTATAAAAGACGTGATAGATATTTTTTTGAGAAGACTTCAAGACAAAGAAGTGACAAAGAAGTAGAAGATTTTTTTATTGCCAATTTTGCTCTGTGTAACGATCCGCAGTCTCTTTGGATTGGTGAGATCATTAAGAATGGAAATAAAAATTACTTGGAGTGGCAAAAGAAAATTCAAGGTCTCAAATACCTCTTCAAGCAAGAGACTGAAAATTTATTTTCTGAACAAACTTTGGATACTGTCTTTGATTGTTCCAAAGGTCATCCAGTTCTTCTGAAAAAATTCTTGACCGATAAGATCAGTCTTGAAACTTTGGTAATTTACGACAGAATATTTTTGTTCTCAAAAGACTTTAATAAAAAACTTTTAGATCCAGTATGGCAAACTGTAAGTATGAGGATTAAAAAATATACTCCGTTTATAAATATTGATGTCTTTGAGTACAAAAGAATTGTGAAAGAAATTGTGTTTGGAAACGTATGAGTTTTTTCAGTTCCGATATTGTTCAAGAAGAAGTTCGTAAACTTTCTGAGTTACAACAATCCGTTTACTCTGGAATGTTTAATTTTGCTTTAATGAATAAGGAAGGTAAACTTAATCATCTTTCAACTTTAGAAGATTTAGTTGAAGCTCAAAGAGTTTTATATACTCGTTTAAGTTTGTCTGATGATCCTGAAGCACAGGAAATGAAGCAACGCATCATTGACCATGCAATTGAAATGGGAATGTCTCCTACTGCCGATCTCAGCACTCTTTTAGAAAATATGAAAGTTCTTTTAGAAGACACTAAAAAGCAGGTTGACAAGAGTTGACCTACACGATAGAATATTATCAATCCAATTAAATCCAATTAATACGGAGAATACAAATGTCTTTTTCAGATCTTAAAAAGCAATCTAAACTTGGTTCGCTTACTGCTAAACTGGTTAAAGAGGTCGAAAAAATCAGTGCCGGTGAATCAGTTGTAGATGAAAGGTTTTGGAAACCTGAGGTAGATAAGGTCGGTAACGGTTTTGCTGTGATCCGTTTTCTTCCTGCTCCTGAAGGTGAAGAACTTCCTTGGTCTAAAGTGTGGAGTCACGCATTCCAAGGTCCTGGCGGTTGGTACATTGAAAACAGTCTGACCACTCTTAATCAAAAAGATCCCGTTTCAGATTACAATCGGGAACTTTGGAATAGTGGTAACGATAAAGATAAAGAAACTGTGCGTAAGCAAAAACGCAAACTGTCTTACTACAGCAACATCTATGTTGTTAAGGATCCTGCTAATCCTCAAAATGAAGGTAAGGTTTTCCTCTATAAGTTTGGTAAGAAAATCTTTGACAAGATTATGGGTGCAATGCAACCTGAGTTTGATGATGAAGAAGCAATTAATCCTTTTGATTTCTGGCAAGGTGCTAACTTCAAACTGAAGATTGTGAAGAAGGATGGTTACTGGAACTATGACAAGTCAGAGTTTGATCGTCCTTCTGCTCTTCTTGATGACGATGATGCAATGGAAGCACTGTGGAAGAAGCAATATTCTCTTACACAATTCCTTGGTGCTGATCAGTTCAAGTCCTATGATGAACTTGAAGCACGTCTGAACTCTGTTCTGAAGAGCAAGCCTCAGTCTCGTCGGATTGATGAAGAGGTTGATGATGAAGATAATGATCGTGGTTCTTATACTCCAGATTTCTCTTCTCGTCGTCCTGAGCCAGAACTTCCTATCGTAAACTCTTCTTCAAACGATGAAGATGAAGACGATGCTCTGAGTTATTTCCAGAGACTTGCTGAGGAATGATTAGAGACTGGTGATGTTAATATTATCAGTTTTCTTTAAGTTTTCTGAAACATAATCAGAAGACTGTTTATAAGTAGAGATATCTTCAAGATCATCAATTGCATTTTGAAGATATCTTTCTCTTAAAATAAAAATATTTCTTTTATTGTCATTAATTTCATCTTCATAATCTACAAAAGATACAGGCACTGCAATTTCTGAACCTGCTTTAGGAACAGTAACACCCAAATTTTCGTCGTAATATTCCAGAGCAGCACTTCCTGCAACTGCAAGCCTATCATAAAAAGTTTTATCGACAATTAATCCCGCATTTTGAACAATTTGATCAGAAGAATTTCTAACTTCTAAAGTTTTATAATACTTAACTTGATAGAATTCCTCTTCTGACCCATACTTTTGAATCAGATAATCATAGAATGCCTGTTGGCTGAGAGGCCATTCATTATAAACATCAAGAATATTATTCGTGGTTAAGATAACCCAATCGTAAAGTGGAGATCCATAAAACTTTTCGGATACTTGATCTGGTCTTTCATCACCAATGATTGAATATTTTGTAAAAAATGATGCATTTTGAAAAATATCTGCACGAATTTTACCTCTACGAAAGAAATTCTTTGCAGTAGTTTTATCTAAACTTGAGTTACTATCTACAAGTTTAGAATGATATTCTAAATTTGGAAGTGTTTTAAAATACATTTTAGTAACCCATTCCTGATTGTCCTGGTCCGTTTTCATTAGTTTCATCATAATCTTCATCGAAGATTGGTTCAATTTCTCCGAATGATAATGCCATATCATAAGCAACCATTGAACCATCACCGTAGGTCATATAAGAACCATCTGGCATATAGTTAACTGATATACTTTGTAATGCACAAGGTTTAAATACTGGAAGAAATGGATGTTTTTGAATACTGGTTCCTTCCACTGTTCCATTAGTTTCATTTATTTTTGGTGCCGCATAATAAAATTGTAATTTAAAGATGTTGGGAGATGCAAGAAATATTCCACCACCAGCTCTTTTAACTGACATTCCTTGCTTTAAAGAACGAATAATATTTTTTATATTTCTTGCTTCTTTTTGATCTCTTGGTGTCATCTTAAAAGAAAATGTGAAATTTCTTAGTCCAGGTCCACCGAAAAGAAGTTCAAAGTTTGGATTGAGAATTGCTCCAGTGGAACGAGTTAGAAGTTGATTTCCATTTAATCCGATAATTTTAGAGAGAATTGCAGTGTTCATAATTGGTTTAATTGCATTTCCTTGATTTTTTGCAACTTCACCAAGATTTCTTACTTCTTTCCCCATTTGGGATAAAAAGTCTGGACTATTTAATAGACGAGCTCCTGCTTCACCAGCATAAGCTGAAAGTGGATCTAATTTTTGTCCTCCCCAATCGACTGGATTTGCATCAACTAAATTTGAAGGCATTGGTAATGTTATAG